TTTCAAAAAGAATAATTTTACCGGTGTCTGCCGCTGGAGCATATTCAACACATTGCTGCAAGGTTCCAATTTTAACACTAACTCCGTTTCTCGTGCTATCCCCTGGAGAACCACCAGTAATGCCTGTACTTGTTACGATGCAAATATCTGGATCGTAACCAAGTCCAAAAGGCCCTCTTGTGTCAGTACCAAATCCTTTTAGGCCAGGGATAAAGTCAAGGGCATGTACCGGAGTGGCTGTTGCCAAGAACAAGCCTACTGTTAGTATTAGTTTTCGCATTGCAACACCGCAGCTAGGCCGTTAGCAGTTCCACTGACAGACCAAGTAGCTGGAGATATAGGTCCACTTGTCCAAGAAGTATCATCAAAGTGAAGATCTTCTGCGCTGCCATCGTCTTCTCCAAAGTACTCGGCAGTACTTGTACCCCCAATACAGCCACCAATATAAACATCATCAGTAGTAACTAATGATAAAGATTCGCCGCCTTCTACAATTAATTGGTTATACCCTGTCCAGGCTGTAGGTGTAGTTTCTCCGCTAATATCTACTTTACCGATAAGAGTTGTGTCTTTATATAGACAGGCGTACAACTCGCTACTTGTAGGTATTGTGTGGAGATAGATGTTTATAGCATAAGCAATACAATCTGCTGTTATCGTGTCTTTAGTAGTATAAACTCGGTCATCGCCTGGAGTGTTGGCCCCATAAGGTTGAATAGTTCCTATCTCTTGCCCTGTAGGATCTCCTGCTACCGTTGGGAACCCATAATAAGTGTAAGTTCCACTTGACACAGATGTCCACCCCACAGATGCCCAAGCATACCAACCCTCAGTGCCTAGGTAACCCATACATACTGATGCACCTTTTGTGGGCGTTGTGATACATTCTCCATCATTGCCTATCTCACCATCAAGTGAGATATAGTCATCACCATCAGCACATACTTTAATTATATTATCTCCGGCACTATTGGTAAAGCACCCATTTGAATTTACGCCGGCACTGGGGAACGAGGCCACCGGGTCCATGGTCGCAGTATATGCGCCATCGAAGTAATGGAATGTTCTGTTAAAAATGGTGATATCTTGATCGCCGGTTATGTGGGGGAAAGTGGCCGGTGTTCCAGAACCAGCATTGTCATCAACATATTTCTTGGTAGCTGGTTCATAATCAGCATCAGGGGTAAAGGATCCGGCGTTGTCCAATTCCAGCACATTTAAGATGTCGGCTTTCAGATCAAGAGCCGTTTGCTGTGCCGTTGACACCGGTTTTGCATCGTCAGAAGTATTATCAATGTTGCTTACATCGGCTGCATCGGCTTTTAAGTCAAGAGCCGTCTGGGTGTCATCGGAAATCGGCTTATCTGTGTCACTGGTGTCATTCGCTGACCCCAGGCCTACTTGAGCAGCCGTAACGCTGTGTGGGTCGCTTGTGTTGCCTGTGTGGGTTGATAGATCTGCGTCGTCTGCCTTTAAATCAAGAGCCGTCTGTGTGCCAACCAATTCACCGGCCTCTGATGTTACCGCACCACTGACATTCCAATTTCCACGATGATAAGAGTTACCCGCATGGGCTATACAGGTCATCAACGAAAAAGCCAAAATTGTTAAGAGTAAGTTTTTCATTATACCGCCACCAAATGCCATGTGCCTGTAATCGCTGAATCAAAATCAATTACAATTTGAGTTGTTGTGGTTGTTGCTGGGACAAAAATAACTTGCCCGGAACTATCCGTAATAACAATACCGCCAGGTCGTCTTCCTAGTCCATGATCAACTGTCAGGATATTTCCGGTAAAGTCAGCATGGTTACTATCAAACTCTAACTTAAACGCTGGTCCAGCAAGCTCATCAAAAACAGCAGTGACAAGAGCGTTCACCATGCTGTATAGCGCATCGAACTGTTGCCCTGCACCTATCGGCGGTGTTGGTTTTTCTTCTTCAAATGCCATCTGTTCTCCTTGTTTACTACGACGGTTGTGCCTTAGCTTTAATCACACATTTTAATAACATAACGTAAGGCATAATCTGTATCGGCAACGTAAACATCCCAACTATCTGCCTCAGTCGCAGACAGAAACCCACCTCCACCACCTACGAAATTTCTGGCGATACCTGTTGTGCTAGATGCGGACATGGCTTTTATTTTATAAGTACCGGCCGGTAAGTATGGGTGTGCCACGGATAGAAATTCGTTTTCTCCCTGCGATAAAGCTCCTGACGCTTTAGCAATCTCCTCTATCACACTCACTCCCGCTGTCCCCGTTGCAATCTGCACTTCGGTATCTGTTAACGTGCCAGACAGGTAGACAGTTATAGAACACAGTCTGCCCGCGTCACTTATAGTGATTGTATCGCCTCTAGCCCAGTCGAGACTTATGGCCGAAGATTCGCTATTTTGTGAATCTTCTACGGAGCATGTGTCGCAAGTGAAACCCTCACCACAATACCACTGTGGCATAACTACTGGTAATGCAAAGGTTTGCCCAACCCACATTAAATGGACCAGGATTGTTATTAGTATTGTTTTCATTAGAAAGCCCACCCTGAACCCCATGCAGTTTTGCATTTAAGGTATAAGTTATTTGATCCGTCTCGGCCTGTCTTGCAACAAATCTCATCACCCATTGTAGGAGTAGCGTTAACCAAAGTATCAGTTACAGTATCGACTCCATCTAGCCAGATAGCTTCGCTGTCTGTTTCAATTGATATCTGATTGCCTACTGTAGATGTCTCAAAGCAACCATTTTCACCACCGGTAAGAGGGTCTAGTGAAATTAGAGCCAAAGCACTCTGCCCATAGTTATTACTAAATGTACCACTAAACTCTAATGAAGTCATATCACCTGTTGCAGCTTTGGTTACCTCTTCTGCTTTGGCTGATAGTGCTCCATCTTCTGCAAACTGAAAAAGTTTGGTTGTGCCGTCTGCTGCGTACCCTTCGAGAATTTCATTTACATCGTCACCACGAATAGCCAGCCCTTCGTTAGTTCTTGCAGTAATCATCACCTGAGCTGTTGGAGTGGTAAGTGCTCCGATACCAAGATCACCATACTTTTCGGAAAGGTATGATGTGCCATCTCCTCTTAAATAATGTTGCCTGTTATTACCATTACCCGCGTATATTTGAAAAGAAACAGCATCTGCAATTGTATTTCTGAATAACCGTAAGACAGAACTACCGGTTCCACCAATTAGGGTAGGCTCAAAGTCCATCTGTGATATGCCACCACCTGGGGCAACAAATTTAAAAACACCTATCGTTTGAGATAGAGCGCCAAAAGAGAAATATGCACTTACATCAGCATCGTCTTGAACTCTGATTTCCGGTTGATCTCCGAAAACATGTATTGCTGAATCGGGTGCCGTTTCATTAATACCTAGTCTATCATTTACTTCATCATAAACACTAGAACCAAAGGTAAGATTGCCTTTGGTTCCATCACTCGTTGACTCTAAATCCAGATTGTCACCAGCATCCGTTCCACCTGTTACGGACTGACCACCAGAAACACCATTTGGATCAAATGATCCTGAGCCAATATCATTAAAGGTAGTTCCATCATTTGAATATTGCCATTTATTTACTGCTGAATCATATTTTAACAGAGGTTCGTTCCCATCTCCATTAGCTGCTGTGATGGTTTTATCTGTGTCTGTGCCATCACCTATTGCGAAATCATCTGAGGATGTCCCTGTGTCCGTGTTTTGGGTATGTCCTGCTGCCAATGATTCATATTCTAAATTTCCTGATGTAGAATTAAATTGAAGAATCTTTCCATCGGCTTTATCAGTATCGTCAACAGTTACTCCTTGTATTTTATCTGCATCCCATTGAGCTGTATCATTACCCACATCACTTGCCGTAGTTCCATGAGGATTAGTACCATCGTCCAGGCTTAGTTCACTATGTGCTATAACTAATGCATCCAACCCCCATAACCCTTCGGCGTCCCATGAGTTGCCTTGTTCTGTGGTATCCTCAGTTGTCAGGTTAACTACTATATTATTCGGAGTTTCACCAAACCATTGATTACCTTGAATAATCGCATCATCAGTATAGTATATAACAACAAGGTTCTGGTTATATGTAGCATCAACCCTGTTATCAATAAATATATTACTCTCTATAACCGGAGCAGTTGACCTTTTAGTATCGTTACCGCCAAGCCTTATAGCCCCAAACCATTCCACTATTGAATCAACATATTCCACTTCTTTATAATTGTTATTGATGAATGTATTGTCTTTAACTATTCCCCGATAAACAAGCGTGTCTAAAACTAACCCTAGACCTGTTTTAGTAATCGTATTGTCTGTAATAGTCGGGACAAAAACTTCCTCTTGAAAAGTGCCGCCTATAGTTGTTGACCCATTTATGCCGATTCCCTGTGGGCCTATCTCAATAACATTTCCTTTGATAATCAAACCTTTCACTCCGGCAAAGGAAGAAATGCCTTTATATCCCATACCGTATGCTGTGTTACCTGTAACTGTTATTCCGTGTGGCTGGACAACAAATCTTTCGTCTGTTACTTCGGTTAGGTCTTCATCATCTGCTACACCTATAACTTCTATGCCAACCCAGCAATGCCGAGCATTATTACCTGTCACACTAACATTAGATGACATCTTTGTGACAATACCACCATGTGCCTCAGAATCTCCAAAAATACTGTATTGCCCTGCGTACTCCATATTATTGCCAGTGATGGCAGCGTTGGTTTCATTTCCATATATTTCAATCGCAAATAAATAAGCATGTGATATGTTATTAGAACTAATAACTACATTTTTATGTTTGGCATAACCAGTAACAGTTGTCCCACCATTCCCATTAGATAAACCTTTCACATTTATTCCAGACCAAGATACATTGTTGATTGTATTATCAGAAACATTAAGCGGCCCATAGGACGGAATGGCATCTCTATTCCCAATAGATGTGAAATACCCTTCAACATCAATACCAGCAGCTACATTGTTAATAATATTGTGATGGATATTGACATTGACAGGGTTGTATAACCTAATAGCAAAGTATCCAGCATTAACCACTTCGACATGATGTATTTCAATATTCTCGTTCGGTTGTTTACTGCTTATGTAGCCGAACCAAAACGTCGTATCATAGTCAAGTCGTCTTCGTGATGATATATCATCAACTTCTACTGTAAACTGGGCAACCTCAATATCATCAACTCCGTCTGTTGCGTCATACCACCGAAACATGTCACAGTTTCGAGGGACAGTCTTAAAGATTGTCTTACCAACCCCAGCACCGAGAATACCAACTTCATCCATGTCCGTACAGAGTCCCAAAGAAGCAGGATTTGACATCATCCAGTATTCTCCTGGTGGAGCATAAACGGTTTTATTCTCAATTGTGGCTTGGGCAACTGCTGCCTCAAAAGACGGTTGAGCATTTTTAACTACACGCACACCAGATACAGTTGTTATTGCCGAATCGTTAAGTGTTAGCACATCCCCATTTATGTCAGTAATAGTTGTTAGTAACCTATTATTAAGATGCTGGAGGACTTTTCCAGATCCAGTGTTTGTTGGATATACAAACATAGCCTTGATACCAACCACCTGTGTCTCTAGGGTAATATCTGACCCACTATCACAAAAGCTATCCGCTGGTGTTGTGTCGGTGCATGCTGTAATTTCTGCCAAGAAATGCTGCAAAGGGACATTAGGTTGAGTCATCACATAAGTGACTAATCCCCGCTTTACAGGGTAAACATTCTCATAATAAAAAGGTGTCCCTGCGGTGGTTGCTATCATTGTTACAACAGCACCACTACTTGTTATTGTTGCTAATGTGGCTCCCGCTGAGGCAGTCTCTAGCCCAGCGGCTACATCTGTCGTGGTATCACCGCCTTGGACGGTATAGGTGAAATACTCAAATGTCTCCATGTCAGGTGACATCAACTCTATCGTGAATACTTCACCAATACCACCAACAACTTCAATAGTCATAGTTCGCTCTTGTGCAACAGCAATTACGCCATCAACAAGTCTGGTAATATCCCCAACAGAAAAAATTGTTGGGTCGGCAACAGCTGTAAGCACAAGTGAATCACTAGACACTGTACAGGTAGTTTCTGCTTTGCCCGCATCAGCAATAGACACATGATCTCCTACAGCCCAATCAGCACCGCCGCTTGTTAATGTTACGGTATCTTGTGTTGCTGTGATGCTACCGCTATACTCTGTTCCGTTTATATCTGCTCCGAAATCAAGAATAGAGATTTGCTTGTCTCCTAATTTCTCATAAACCGTCCTCTCAACAGCCCCAGCCCCAGCAGCCGTATAATTCACATCAGCACTATCAATAGCCCCATCGGTAAACGGAACCCCGTAAGCAGTGCCGTCGTTAGCAGCAGTATACCCTTCAATCGTATCAACTTTTAAAGTACCGCTGACATCTATTGTGGATATAGTTATTGAATCGACAAACTGAGAACTATTATCCGTGTCGTATGTTCTTATCATCCCATTAGATGCTGGTGCAGCTGGTGGAAATGAAGTCGTATAAGAGGCGGTTGTCCCACTATCCATTGCCAGAGTAACAGACTCCAAAGCACCGTTTAATAATCCAAGATCCTCACCAATCACCGAACCTGTTGCGCGCACATTAGGAGTGAATAGAGTTGTACCACTATACGTGAGTGTAGAGTCACCCTCAATAGTCCCATCACCTGTCCATACGCCTACTTGGTCATTAACCGGCGTGCCTACTTTTGTGACATCTCCCGATCCTGCCGGTACTGCCCAAGTATTATCTCCACGTAAGAAAGTAGCAGCACTGGGTGTGCCTGTCGCAGATAAACTTACAATGACACTACCAGTTGTGGGGGAAGAGTCTATGAACGTAGATCCGGTAACAGAATCAACAGCACCTCCCCCGCCACCGCAAACCCCGCCGGAATCAATATGATTTCCATTTGCGTCAGATTCAATACAATTACCGGGAGTAAAAGATCCCGATGTAGTCCCCAGCACCGTGGAATCCCCAGATTTAGCTGTAACATCTGAATGACTTGTAACGGTGTGCGATTCTGCATGACTTGCTGCAGTGTTTGCTGCTACATCCGAATTGGCAGACACGCTGGAATCAAAATCAGATATTGTAGATGTAGCCTGAGTACCGGTATGGTTTGCACGATTAAGTAAAGTGGCATCAGGGCTATTTGCTGTAGCCCCCGTGGCAACACCCTCAAGTTTGGTTATCTGGGCAGCAGTGGCCGCGCCCGGTGCGGAATTTGTGGCAGCGGATAACGATAATTCCTGGGCTGATAGAGATAATCCATTCTGTGTACCCAGTGTTACAGGATCGTGGCCACCGGCAAGAGTTTCTATTTTATCCCGTATAGCGTTTTTTGTGGCGGCATCTTGGTCGCCATTCCAAGTCCCTTCATCATAAGGGTCATCAGATGTGGAATCAGACTTCCCGTCCGTGAATGTAACCCCGTAAATTTCGCCGCTGTCTGGGTCAGTTTTACCCTCAATGGTATCCGCGATGATCTTTTTACCAGAAGTAGCAATCTCAAGATCACCAAATTCAATAACGACATCGCCGCGAAATTCCTTACCCTGGGCACCCGCAAGTTGAGCACTTAGCAGAACAATTAAAGATGCAAATAATAGTTTTTTCATATTTTTTTTCCTTACCCAACCGCGAGGAGGTTATACGTGCCGGTAATCGGCCCGGCGAAATTCATTGTAAGATTGTTTTCATCGACTGAGTGATTTGGAATATCTGTTTCATTTCCGTTTTCATCATAAACGATTACAGCAGGAAATTCGTTACCAAGGTTATGAGGCACCGACAGTATCCAGGTTGTTACACCGTCATCAAGATCAGAATTTTCAAAAGACAATGGGAATTTTTGCACGATTGTTGTACCTCCACCGGTAATATCAACGCCTTCCACAGCGGTGCAATTTATTGTACCAAAGTTAACACCGTCGGGATTGTCCGGGTCAATTAATATAATTTCAATTTCTTTTTCCCCACTGGACATGCCTGACTTACCGAGTTTTAAAATAATATCAGCATTTTTGGGAAATTCAAAGAAGGTGGGGTTATCAGCTGAATTGTATTTTTCAGTATCAGAGATATATGCCCATACTTTTGTTACATCTGCAGTATCAACTTTTATTTCTTTGTTTAATAATGTGAAACGAAATGAATTATTCCGGCCAAGAGTTATCTTGCAGCCATCACACAGGCAATACGGTACAATAGATGGGCAAATTATGGTTCCAAGTGACATAATAACACCTATTTTTTCTTAATTTTACTAACTGTCACATTGAAAACTGGATTATCGGTTGTGATTTTATCACCGGTATCAAGAGTTATTTTAGCAGGAATTTCCCATCGCCCTGACACTGGCAAATTTAATTCAGCATCAATTACACCACCGGTGACATCAACAGAGATAACCTGTGTTTTTCCATTAGGGTCAATAATAGGTGCTAAATATTCACCATCAGGCAATGCGATGTCTCCAACGATAGCAAGCTCAGTGTCATAACGTGCAGTTATAGTATGTTTTACATTATCCCATTTGATGACCGCTGTGGATGTAATATCGGTTACGGTAAAATGTGGTAAAGGAGCTGGTTCATTTAAATCAGTTCGCGCGCCTCTGTATTGCACTAGTGATTTTCCGTCCGACTTGACCCCGACAATCTCCCCAAACAACGGCTTATCATCTGTATGTAATGGGTCAAATTGTGCCCAGTCGATTATTCCAGATGGTAAAAGTAATTCAACTATTTTCATTTTCTGAGTCTCCTTATAATGTCCAGGCAACGCCAGGATTCATACGCTCATGATCACACCATTCATTTATCCACCTGTCTAAATCAGTGCGGTTAAAATATACAGTGCTGGTGCCCCACTTATTACTTACCGAAAAGATTGACGTACTATTATCAGCGGTTGTAATCGCCACATCACCAGCCCACAAATCAAAAGAAGCCTCCTGGTCTCGGGTATCGTCAATAAATATATCCATTACCCCGCCGACCATACTGTATTCTAATGGAATCCTGATACAACGATCATTACCGCCACGCCGGACATATAAAAACACAAAACTGTTATTATCATTCGCCTGATCGACAATGAGACCTGTGACAATAGTTTTACGATCGGCAGTGTAATACATGACCGAACCGGGACTGAAAGCGTCAGTTGTTTCGAGACTTCCGCTGTCTGTTACAGATGATATGTCAAATCTCAAGAATTGTGTGTCATCGTCTGAGTCATCCGTTTTATAAGTAAACAAGAAATCCCCTGTACCCTCAATCCCACCGACCCTATCAAGCATCATTTGGTATATGCCAACCCCTGAAACACTGGACAAAATTTCATGATAAAATAGTGATGCGCCAGTGGCCGGATCAATAGAAAAGAACGCTAAATCTGCCCCCGTATCTCTTCCAACACAATAAATTAAATCATCAACACTGTCGTAATAAAAAGCTGATATTAGCTGGATCGTTTTTGCTGCGTCAACAACGATATTGCTATAAAGTGTGGTCCATGACGCTAAACCATCAGATTTCCTGGCCCTAGCCATAGATACAGCATCAAATCTCATCACAATGTGGTCAGTGTCAGATATTGGCACAGTGCGACCACGTAAATGTGGGCTTCTACCAAATGTCACATCATCCAGCCAGCCACTATTATCTGCTCCATAATTAAACTCTGTCGAGTATTTGGGGGGTTTAATCACTGGCCCACCTCCTAATTGTATTAATTCAAAACGAGAACTTGCGTCATTTCTAACTAGCAATATGTATTCCCCATCCAAGATGTCACTGGCGGTCAAATCAGTGCCATCTGGATTGGTTATCGGTGTTGCGCCAAGGGCATCAATTTCAACAGTTGATGACCCTGTATTTGTATTGGTAGCTTTAAAAAGTATAACTTGATCTTTTACATAACTTGTTATAAATGCGCCGGTGGCACTTATCAATTCGTAATCATTCGCACCACCTGAATCAATAAAAACAGTGGTTCCAGAAAAAATCCTTTGTAGCCCGTTATAATAATCAGATGCAAGCACTGTATCAGACACACCTGACGGGGTTATATCAGCGGCATTAATAATTTTTTGCAGCAATCCATAAATATCATTTGCCCATGCTTTCTCAAGCGGGGAACCGTCTTCTGCAGTTGGAGAAGATGCATTTTTAAAAGACCCTTCCGGGTAATCAGCATCGGCTGGTTCTGCCAAAGCACCGTATTTGTCTATAGGTCGTATTGCCATTTTTTCACCTTATGTATATCGTGCTCTTAAAATCGCCCATGTTCTGATCGGCTTATATTTAACAATTAATCTCACTAATTCTTCCCTGCGTCCTTCTGGAATTACAGCATCTTCAATGGTTAATAATTCTCCACTGGCTGGTAATATGCTGGAACCGGCGGGCAATATGCTGGAACCGGCGGGCAATACAGCAGTGCTAAATGTTGCAGGGCCACCAATAAAAAATATAAGCGGCCAGTATCCAGGATCAGCCGGTATAGTTTTGGGGAAATCTACATCAAGAGTTAAACCATTTGCTATCAATAAGGCATCATTTAACCGCATAAATGAAGTAGGCCATCCCATATAAGCATTGTGCCCCAGAAAATATGTTTGATATGTTGGATTTAAAAATATCCTTGGATCAATAAGAGGCTCATTTTCATAAACAAAAACATCAAACCCAGCGTCTTGCAATTTACTTTGCAAAAAGTCATCTGTTCCATCACCAACCCTATCAGTTTTGGCAGCAAGAAGTCTGGCACGCCTGTCTGCTTCTGCAACCGAAGTATCAGTTACTATGCCAAATTCTTTCTCAAGATCATCAAGGATAAAAGTGTTTAATGGGTCTCTGATAGTGGCAAGCTTCTCAAGAAACACCCTTGTCGCTTCTTCATTATCAGCAATTCCATCCAGCAGCAAATCAAAGTCTGCTCCCAATTCAGGGATCCATAAAGAACCTTTAGGCAATAACGCATCAATTATGGCTCTTGAGATATTAGACATAAACTACACTATCAAGTTTTGACAATTCGCCAGGATCAAGACGATAATTTGCAAGTGGTGTCCCTGGCGCTGTGCTGACAGCAAAAGATACATCTTCGCCAGATGCACCATTGGCACTTAATATATCTTGGACAACTTCGGACACGGTTAGATTTGTGATAAAATCGTTTCTTTCTTGCTCAAGGTCAATGCCGGTTAGAAATGGGGCAATGGCTCTGAAGTATGTATCGAGGGCAAGGGATATTGCTGTTTTTGTATCTGCTTCTTTGGCTGCATCAACAACTAGATTTGTTATGGTTACAATAAAAGCAGTACGGATAATTGATTCAACAAACAGGGTTGAGTCGGTAAAACCAAGACCTGGCCGTGATAGTAAGGTGACTGGATCGGTATTAATTGAGTCTCTAACTTCATCAAGCAGTGATCCCGGCGCTATACCGTCAGCGTCAATAGTCGTATCAGCTTCAATATAGACAGTTCTGTCGGAAGGATAATCTGTTAAAGGTGGGTCAATTGGTTTACCCGCATACGGAAAGGCCTTAAAAACACCAGCCACCTCCTCTGCCCATTTTTTATGATCTGTGGCATTACCACCACCTTTCGTGGTCCTGAGTCCAAATAATACCCTTTGACGGTATGCCTCATCTGTTTCTGTCTCAGCACCAATGTTATCAATCACGGTTACGGTAGCTACCGTTTCAGCCCCTGGGACTTGCGAACTGATAGACATTGTATCGCCAACAAGCAAATTACCATTAACGCCAATTATTTCAGCGGTAACGGTAGAAATTGCCACACCGGCGGCAGCAACAACAGAAGACGCGGGGAAATATCTCACCCCATTAGAATCACCAATATAGTCAACTCCAGCCGGAATAACTGTGCCGGTAATGGCAGGTAACGAGATGGTTAATATTGCAGCCTCGCCTGGCTTCCGGATAATACCAATTTCAGAGCCCAACTTATCAAGGTCTGTGCCAGTCGCAGTTAATGCAAGATTTTGCAATGATCTTTCGGTAGCATATTTATAATGGCCAGTTGCCTGCAATGCTTCCATTGCTGCTAAAACCCTGAGAAATGCCTTGTCGGCAAGAGGGGAGGTTTGCCCCAATTGGCCTTCAAGATTAGCAAGATTATTGTCTTTTAACTGTTGAGTTGTAGGGATTGTTAAAGGCATTCTCTATGCTCTCCTGTGGGCAGGGTCATTGGCTTGAGATGTCCAATTGATACCATTTTTCGTTACAAGTAATTCTCTTGCATCAAAACCAGGTGGTTCAATTAATATACTGATATCTATTCTATACCCTGATGGGTTATTTACTTCAACCGTTACTGTACCGAAAACAGGACTTTGCAGTGCTCTTTCAGCGGCATTCTGGATGGCGTTAAGAGATTGGATTGTTATTGGTTGATTTGCTATTTCTTCAAAGTCGCTACCTATTCTTTGATTGACATCATTGAATAAATCATTACCTGGCCAATCGGGAGCTGTGAAAAGAGATATCAAAACAAGATTCTCTAAACCTCTATCCATTGTCGGCTGACCACCAACAAAATTAAGCTTTGAACCATCAGCGGTTAAAAATAATCTTGGATCACCTTGATAAATATCAGCCATTATACCACCGGGCCTCCTGTGTTATTCGGACCAGAATCTACACCGCTGTGCAAATGGGCATTAAAACTAAGGTTTCCAGGGAGTGGACCTGTCCGCACATCTTCAATTGCTCGTATTGTTTTGGCACATTCAACATCACCGGTAACAGTTAATTTCCCTATAATATCAACATCGTTGTTTATAATTGTTTTCGAGCTTGTTATGATTGATTCTCCATCGGTGTTAATAATCAAATCTCCATCAGGTTTAGCTGTTATCGTCACAACTCCATTACTTATGAAAATTTCACCATCGTTTTTCAAATGTATTTGAGCTACAACCGCACTTCCATTTTCATCAGTAGAATATAATCTTTTTTCTCCAGGGTCAGTTATCGGTTCGATTAAATCATCTGTGGCAACAGCTATTTTCCAAGCATCACCAATTTTCAAAATGACACTTCTTGAATTGACAACAGGATTGCTTTCTTCCCCGGTATGGTTCATCAACTCAACAGATTGGATATCGTCAGGGTCAGTTATCTCTACTTGCATCAATAGCACTTTTTTAGTGCCATCTTTATTTTTAGTAATTGCCCGGCCAACGACACGGCCAGAAGATAAAGTTAAGCTATCCATGGTTCAACTATCGCCTCACCTGTATATGCTTCTTTCGGAATTAAGCTCAAAATAGCAGTTTGACCGGTTTTAGCAAAAATATACTCAACAGAGCGAATAAGAAGAGTAAAACCATCTGGGATATGCAAAGTCTCTGAAATAACTGTCACAAGTGTGTTTTCTTTCCACAATGAGCCATTTGGTGAAAACCACGAACTCACCGGCAAAGAGATAGTCAAGGCATCAACAATTTGTTTTGACCGCCTCCAGTCTGCAGCTGATTGAATATCACCGGCAATGGTATCTTTTGCGGTAAATGTCATAAATCTTGACCTTGGCACAGCATCATCTTTGGCAATGGCAACTTTAGCATTATCACCAGGGCTCTGCCCAATTGCCCTGTATGCGTTAAATCTTGCCCGCCCATCGAATTTACCTGCCCAACTTTGCACCATGGGGGAATCTTCTGTCAGTGTTCCGACAGGTTCATCATTTGACGCCTTGGTAAATAACAAATCACCATTAGGTGATGATGTTATCAAAAACCCCCTCTGTGTAGCTAATTTAGCAAGATGACTAAAAACTGTATCTGTTGCCGCCGCTGTCACTCTGTCAAACTTCCCTCCGACATCATCGTTAAAAACAGCACGTATGCCAAGCGATTCAACAAGCTCATCAGCTCTTTGCTTCAATGTCACATTGTTTTTTTCATATGGTGGTTGCAATGTTGAATCAATAGCATCAGCGGTAAAACTCCACCCAGCAAGTGTCTTCGTTCTTCCCCTGGCAGATAAATTTGATTCAACAGTATAAAGCACCCCATTGATAACAAGCTCCCCACCAATATAAACAGAAGCTTTGGGGTATGCATAAGGCCGCAATCTTTTATCAAGTTCTTTATTTTCACCAGGATTCCAAGATAATACAGACGACCAGGCATCAGCAGCATTATCAATGGTTCTGATTATTCTTGCTGACAGAATAGGAATTTCAAGATCATCAACTAAAATCGTTAAATCATTTTTCGATTTATTCGATAACTTCAACTTTGCCAAAGAAGTCTTGAAAATCTCGTCCTCTGGCAAAACAGGAATATTTAAAATTTCTCCTGTTGTTATTTCATCAGAAATGATAGTTGACTGATTTGCTTTTTGAATCCTAGTAAATAATGCGGGATCCCCATATGCACTTGAAGCGATAGAGGATAAAGTATCTCCGGCTTTTATGGTATATTGTTTACCCGGTGTGGCCTTAGACATAGAAAAGTACCTCACGACCAGCAGGCAATAGTAGAATATCATTTGCTTTCAATCCATTTGACTCAATAAACAGATTAAAATTAGAATCATCTTCACCCAATCCATCATATTCAGTTATGGCCAAATCAATTGGAGTACGTGGATTTTTCAGGGTAAATCTTTTCTCAATAGCCAAGTCAAAGGCGGCAATTAAAATATAAGATATGGCCTGTGCTATAATCGTTGCGGTATCGTTAAAGCTTGATGATTGTGAAAAATATTGGATATCAATATCTTCAGCGGCATATTCTGTTTGAATATCATCCAGAGTATCGGTCACAGTCGTAAATAAATCTGATACTGTTCCGGCAATTTCTATTGCATTGGCCCTTGTTCTCACGGCAATAGCTGTTAACTCGGATGATTGGTCTTTTGACAAAATAACAATGGTTGATGCAATTTGAGCAGATGAGACAAGGGCAGATGTTGCAGAAATTTCCTGTACCAAAACAGCATTTTTATTTACAACTGTAGGCTCTCCAGAATCATCAAAAACATTATCTATGAAATTTGAATACGCATCAAGTCTGGCCTCAACATCTGTCACAACAAGCGATGGCAATTCGATTAAATTCTGTACTTGACCGGCCAATGCAATAATATCAATAACAGGCTGACTTATGTTGTCTCTGATTCCTGAAATAACGGATGTTACTCTGGCGTTAATTTCACTCACACTTTCATATAATGGTGAAAGATTAGTTTCTGCCACCCTGACTACTGCCTCAACGGCATTCTGTACCGCTTCAGTGGCTGCAGCAGATGTTTGAATTATGTTATCAATAAACTGTGTTGCAGAAACATCGTTAACAACATCAATCAAATTCGCTATTTTTGCCTGAATTTCTGGTGCTGTTACAATAACAGAATCAGAAATAGGCTCAATCCACTCAGTTATGAATTGTGTAACGCCGCCAGATGCGATAGGCGAGATTGATTCAGTTATGGTTAACAGTTGAAGATTTAAAACACCACGGACAGGGTGGGTTATTCTCCATAGGCCTGTTTCAATTGATGCTCTGAAAAACTTATCCGCTTCAACATCATTATCCGGACCATCAAAGAAAATAGTGAGTGGGTATGTTATGCCAGAACTGCCTAAATCTTGCGTAATTGATCCATTAATTTTCGGATAAGAAAAAATTCCTATCTGCTTTTCAATGCTTCTTTGATTGTCTGACCAGTTAGCAGCGAAAATTTGCCCAGCTGGGGAAACAAATTCGATTGTCGGTCTTAATCTCTCGCTCCATGTCATGGATTGGCTCCCAACATTTCAATATTTATCGGTGGAGCTCCGGTTGTTTCGCTTTCAAATGTTGATCCTTCAGGGGCACCAGCAATTTGCAGTTTCCCATTAAATCCTATTTGCTGTTGCCTGGTTTTCACTTCTGTCACATTGGGGGACGTTGGGGCCGCAGCTTTCGCAGGTGGTGTTTCATTGCCGCCAAATACTCCACCAACAAACCGAGCAGCTTTTATATAAAGTTTTAGAGGGGTGAGTAATGCAGAAACAGAAGCTGCAATTAAATCAATACTAATTGAAACGGCGCTTGCAAAAGACTTGAAACCACTGGTCATATCTACACCAAAAACCTTACCTATTACCCCCCCGCCAAGTTTAATAATATCCCACAACGGTGTGAAAGCGTCAACCAGATTCATTACCGATTGCCTGACAAGTGCCGACTTCTTCCACAAAAGGGCGACAACACCAACTGCAACGGTGACAGCGGTGATAAATGCGCCGAGTGGATTAGCAGCCATTACCACGCCAAGCAATAATTGAGCCCCAGTGAGAGTCCTCACAACGGATATAAAACTAATAAAATGTTTAATTGCACCCATTGCCATTTGTGCTTTTATGGCGATATTATACGCCAACATTCCACCAACGAGAGTGGCGAGAAGTGGAACAAACGGGGTAATTACATTTACCAGGCCTTTTGTAAAAATAACCATCTGCTTCATGCCGGTTATAATCGGTGTTGGGTCAAAATTCCGGACAGCAGCAGTAAGTTTGTCAATTGCGCCACCGCCCATTTTTTCAAATGCAGTAAAAAATTTGAACCCTAATTCAATGGCTGCTGAACCAAGAGCTTTCAACCTGTTCATTAATGATTGCCGCATAATTGATGCCATTTTCTGACTTGCACCAGTTGAATTAACCAACTCTTTCCTGAAATCACGGATATTATCAATCCCAGCTTTCAGCAAAATGTTAACTCCTGCCTGGGCTCGCAATCCAAATATAGTAGAGATTATCGCAGTTTTTTCAGCGGAACCTTTACCCTTCAACCCCTTTTCAAGATCGGCCAAAATGTCAACAACATCACGAAAATTACCAGCCTGGTCTTTTGTTTTTATACCCATTTCACCAATAAGCTTTCCGGCCTGTTTTGTCGGCGCGGCTAATCTAACCATGATGTTTCTGAGAACTGTGCCAGCAGCTTCACCCTTTTTACCAGCATTGGCCATAACGCCAGCAAGAGCATTAAATGTTTCCATTGATTGGCCTGCGGTAGTAAAATCAGCCGCGCCGGATCTGACAGCCTCAAACAAATCTTCAATACCGGTATTAGTTCTGGCCATGGTCAAAGCCATAACATCATTTACCCGAGTAAGATTTGCCTGCAGCTTAATGCTATCTTTAGTCATCAGACCGAAAGCACCAAGTGAATCACTGGCAATATCTGTGGCCCTGGCCAAGTCGGTCTTTGCATTGGTAGCAAGATCAACGACACCAGGAAGTGCCGCCATTGATTGTTCAGCATTAAATCCAGCCATGGCCAAGAAATCAAGACCGCTTGCCGCCTGTCCTGCTGAAAATTGAGTATCGGCACCAACAGTACGGGCAACTGCCTTTAAATCAAGAAGAGTCTGTATACCTTGTTCAGTGGAAAGATCGAGGTCTTTGAATTTGGCGGAGGCAGAAGTTATTGCATCGTCAAAATTTAAAAATTCAAGTGTGGTTGCTGAAAGACCTGTTTGGAGAAGGCCAAGTCCGCGCTGAACAGCACCAGCTGCAAGTATGCCTTTGGTTATATCGCCAAAGCGTGATGCACCTCGTGACGCATCACGAAACGCCCTGGTTGATGATTTGCCAAATTTGTCAGCACCACGGCCCATGCGCCCGAATGTCTTTGTTATTCGGTCATTTGCTTTGAATGTGGTGCTGACAGCAAAATCTGGCATGTTATTCCTGTAAAAGTTTAGATTCTTCTTTGATTAATAATTTGTGCCAATTATCCCAATATTTAAGCTCTTTATATCCCATCATTTTAAGTTCATATGGTGATACTTTTCGGTAAAAAAGATTTCCTAAACATTGGTGGACAAAGGCTATACTAGCAAAAAAAGTGAACCAAGGCACTCCACCAAACTTAAATCAACGCCTTTGAGATTTGAAATAGCTGTTTCGTTAAGCCCTGTCATTGCCCCAACAAGTGCATACATTCGCACATAATTATCTTCCGAATCTTTCATACTGATTTTATGCCGCCCGGACAATTCAGCATACTCAAGCGTAGCTACTTCGCCAGGAGGTTTTTGCAATGTCTGGGTAATGGCAATAGTGCCGTCTTGCAGAGCAATTTGTAATCGCCCTTTACGGATTGATTTAATGATTCGAGATTTGGACATTTTGGCAGCAGCTTTCTGCTCCTTATGGTCAATATCATTCACATCTAAATCATAATAATCTTCCAGCACACCAAATTGCTCTTCTGCTACTTGTTGACTAATTTTATCGGACATTTCGTTACTCCATGATATGGGTTTTAAAATATCCCCCATTCCCTAGTACCCATATCAGGAATACCAGGTTCAGGGGGAAAAACTACGCCACAAAAGTTTCCCAATCTGTCTTGGGAATTAATTGGACATTTGCTCGTAACTCTTCAGATTCATAACCTTCGATATTCAGCATACCGGTGGCACGGTAAACTGATCCATCGGCCATGGTGATAGACTGTGGAAAAGGTTCAAGTCTGCTGTTTAATTCTCTGATTGATTCATATTCAGCAGAATTAGCAACAATCGGCAAACTTTCAAGCATTGGAATTTGTTTTGTATGCTTGAAAATAGCCCTTCCTGATGTGGGCATTCCCTCAATGGCCCGAGGGGGGTTAATTGTCACATTTGTATCGGCTGCCACATCAAAAGTGAGGCCGTCAAGTGTGACTTTTCTAGGGGTTCCTGATAAATCACCCAAAATAGCCTCCTTATTAGTTAGTTAATACTGCAATTGAAGTATCAAATTCTGTCACAGTGTCAATGATACCACCCTCGCCCGACAGGATAACAGAAAAAATGCTATCAAATCCATTGCCGCCAGGCCTAATCTGCACAGCCCCATCCTCTCGCAATTTGTCAATGGTGAAAGTGTCAGTGTAGAGCCACGCTTTCCCGGCAAATGCCCCGGCAAGTGTTGTCAAATCATCAATTACCGCATCAACATCACGAGTTTTTTGCCGGTCTACAATATTGGAGACCTTGGCAAGATCGGCAACAATTGAAATTCCCTGCCATTTTTCTTGCTCAAAGTTGCGCCGGATATTAAACATGATATTTTGAAGAATGGAAATATTACGCATTGACCTATATCCATTTGAACTGGATGGAATAGAATCAGGATGGTAAAAAGTAACCATATTCTGCATTGTCACAACGCCATTTGCGATCTTGGTGGTTGATACGCCAGACTTTACCGCAGAATCACGGCTGTCGTAATCACTTGTCCATCTATCCGCTTTATCGCCGGGGTCAATGTTGATCATCGTTATGCCAACATAATGCTGTGCGGCTCGATCGTTATTAATCCTGGCCATGAAACCAAGTGCCTGGGCTGCGATCTCCGCCGGATGACTTGCGGAACCTGGAACAGAGATGATGCCGTTGGCCCGATCAAGTTTGCGTCCATCACCAATAGCAGTAACCGCTGTAAATCCAGCCGAATCTGCCACAACATCACCATTTAAAGACCTGAATGGCCTGGCCACAAGTTTATCGTACAGTCCAACAAAATCATTACCGGCACCAACATAAGTGGAAATAATATCTAGGGTTGTAGTGTCTGTCCCATAACCGTGAACCATCTCAGTATTGAAACGCTCATTGGCATCATCACCAGTGCCGGTGGCATTCAATGCGTCTGCAATATCTGGGAGACCTGCGCCACTTGCCATATCGACTACAACAGCAGTCAAGCCAGTTGGAAGCACATCACCCTGGGCAATATTAAACTTTATGGAAATGTCATCACCCCACGGCCCCTTTGTCTTGGCGGTCAAAGTGACAACACCTAACGCCGATAACGCCGTAACATGTAACTCTTTAATAGCGTTTACCGCTGCTGCTGCCGCCACTGCTGCTGCTGTTTCATCATCACCATCAGCCACAACAAATGGAACTGGTAATCCGGCGATATATAAATGAGCGGTACCGGCCAAAACTCCAGAAGCAGTAAAAGTTATGGTTCCCTCAGCTTCAACAGCGCCACCGATCTCCGCCTGGGGGACAACCCATGTCTCAACGCCGCCTGAACTTTCAAAAGCCCTGACAGCTAACCGATGAATCATAAAACCGAAACCGAACTGATCTCCAGCATCCTCCGGGCTTAAAATCTGGATTTCTGCCTCATCGGTTACAGCTGTTTTCAACGGATCATAAGTCCCGATAATCAAAATCTTGTGCGGTACATTATCAGCCGTTGGCTGAAACTGGACGTTTTTAACGCCAGCACCAACAGCAGCCGCAATTGATGTCTGTGTTAGTGGCATACTTTACTCCTTATATGTTAGACTGTAACGCCGCCTTTCCCGACTTCATCACTGTCAATTTCAATTGTTGTATCAAAAATACCGTCCACAATACCGATATCACCAGAAACTTGCTCAACAGCACGCAATTTTAAAAACATTGACCCTGTTAAAACAACATATTCACCGCGCGGCAAAGGCTGGTCTTTCTGTATCCTGTCAATCCATCTGCCGGAAATAACACCCTGATCAAACCCCATATCAATATTACGAGCATCCATAAGAATCTGATAAACAATATTAACCAATTCATCAAAAGAATCATCGGCTCTTTCAGATGCTTCCTGGAGCGCGACCAGTGCTAAGGTTACAGCCGTTGAGCTTGAACCAGTATCATTAATAACATGTAAATCAACCGATGCCGCCTTGCTAACAGTCAGATCAATCCTGAAAGTTATGTCATGCTGCACGGGCCCAGATAACCGGCCACCACGTTTTGAAAATTCACCTTCAGAAAAATAGACCTGGACCATTCGCAAATTATCAAGAACTTCATCGGCACTTTTCCCTTGCCGCTGAAAACCAATAGTCCGGAATCGTCCAGCCTCACCAGGCCCAAGAACATTGTTAATGATTTGATCTTTTATACACCTGAATTTCATCTTTAACATTGGACCACCTTGCGAAGGTATAACCGGATAAAACCGATAGAACGGCCACCTTCGATTGGCCTGGTAGGATCAATAACAAAGTCTTCAAGTGGTGCGGTGAAGCTTGGTATTGTTGGTATTTTAACAATCCAATTCTCACCGGACAATGGTACACGGTTCAAAGATGATCTGCGAAGAGAAACAACAGGATTACCAACAACCATATCCTCTCCAGTTTCAGGATTAACACGGACGGTATCATAAAGCACTTGGCCCATGATACCTGTCTGTGTTTCCGCATCTGGACTTATAAGGGTCACAGGCAAAGCCCATTCCCCTTCAAGTGTTGTTAATAAATCGCTCTCGGCAAGTTCTCGTAGGTTCATCTTTTAGTGGTTGCGGTATCGGGTTTTTTCCCAGGCTTATCAACTACCTTAACCTGTTTTTTTGCATCACCAGCAACAATACCGTCTGGAACTTCACCGACAAAACGCTTACCTCTTGTGTAAACTGCTACACCTTTTGGTAGTTTCATTTCTTACCACCTTTTTTGGTCTTTTGCGCATTGTTGTGTTTAGCAATATGATCTTCCTTGGCCTTGGTAAGTTCGGCAATTTGGGCAGTCAGAGATTTATTGGCCTCTGTTAGCCCGAGAACTGTGGTGGCCAAATCTAGTTTAGTATCCGCCATTTCAGAAACCTTGACGGTCAATGCTTCATTGGCTTCAACAAGCTCAGCAACTTGGCCGGTTAATGCTGCATTGGCTTTGGTGAGATCAGTGACCTTTGATTTAGAGACAATCTGAATCTGAGCAACGCCGATGCTCCCGTCTTTAAACCATTTTTCACCCTTAGCCTCATCGACTTTGGCAATTGGAATCTCATCACCAATTTTATAAAACTTTCCGTCGATTTTTACCTTGCCAACCCTGCGACTGCCAATTTTTTCACCAAGCCAGTAAAATTTATCAGGCATTTTTTACCCCCTTATATCAAGCCAGTGAACACAACAAACGCATCGGTTTGTGTGGTCGGCATAATAGGTGCTGATTGCGTGCGGGTAAATACCGCCTTATTACCAGGGCCGACATACGCATCACAATAGAACATGCGTGAATCAATAACACTGGCGTTCTGAATTGCAGGTAATTGAGGCATTGATGTCATATCAAAACCAAACATTTCACGATACCATTGCGCTTCCTGTGCAGTTACTGGAAGACGATCTGGAGGGCCGAAATAACGATCACAGCGAGCCTTTGGACTGAACATCAGAGCTTTACCAGCTGGAATCCACGGAGTCACTGTGTCCGTTCCTGGTGTGCTGAAATCATCAATAAAAGTAAGGTCATAAGTGAAAATCCAAACCTTACGCCCTTTTGGTGTCTCCAGGTAACCGCGTGGATTAAACCCATTATTGCGATATTTTGCAAACTCTGTAGGTAATTCCCTGATATCTCCACCGAGAGCAACAAATTGAAATCGTCGGTTATCCGCATCACCAGAAATGACAGTATTGAGTTTTAAACCGGCAAACGCTGCTGCATCAAGAACAAGACCATAATCTCCGAAAAGATATGCGTTTTGCTGAATAACATCTGCGCCATCATCAATATCACCAAGAATATCGGTGGCTGCATTAGTCCAGACGGCTGAACCGGGAATGAAGTTATCGGAATTACGGTAGAAATCATAGATAAGGTTACTATTTGTAGTGCCAAAAATTGCCGGATGCTCACCGGTAAACAGGGCTTCTCGGCATAGGTACTCAATAGTGCTGATATGGCGTTTGGTGTCTTCAGCATGAATATCCATAGCTTTTACAGTCAATCTATCCTGTCTGGTCTGGGTATCATAAGGATTCATGCCTGCAGGACGGTCAAGCAATTCACTATTTTCAATGCTTCCGGTAGTTTCGACCAATGGCCATTGGCGGCCAATGTTGGTATATTTACCTTCTTTGCGGTTTTTGATTCGGCTGGTATCTTCACTGCCGGTTCCACGATTAACCATCTGTGCGAGACGGTTGCCGGTGCTTCTGACAATATCAATCTCGATCAACTTTGCATTAGTTGAAAAGATAGTTTTACCCCCTGTCTCTTCCCGGCCATAAAAGGCGCCCTGGAAAGCCGTGGGGACTGGTACTGTTTTCCGCTCGTCGAATTTTTCGACCATCAAGCGGCTATACTCATTTTGAGGTACTAACATTATTCATTCCTCCTATGCGTTCTCGTAAGCAGAGCCGCTGTCTGTTTTCTGTGGAATAAGGGTAACAAGTGTAAGCGCTTCCCTGATAGTTTTGCCGGTAGCCATGAGAGTGTCAAGTGTGGTTGTTCCGTCATCAAAAATCAACTTGTCTTCATCAAACTTCATACCCTCGTAAACGAGAGGGGTATCAACAACATCACCGGCGACCAGGTCGGCTGCTGTAATATCGTCACCCATATAAATACTGTCAGGGTTTTGTGACCCATCAACGGCAGTGACATCAAATGGTACTGTTTTTCCATTTGCCGCAACGGCGATAGTGAAAATATCGGCCAAGGCAAAATCAGTTCCGCCATCGGTGAGAGTGAAGGTCATTCCGCCAGCCACAAAAACAGTTGCCAGGCCAGAACCAGCAGTCATGGCCAACTCGGTTGCTACGACATTGCCATTAGGGTCTGTGAGACTCCACACGCCGCCTTCGGCAACAGCCAGGGTATTGGTAAGAATCCAATCACCGACAATCGGCACGGCTCCAAGCGCTGCGGCTACTGCGGTACATGTTCCATTACCAGTTCCGGTCACTGTGCCAGTTGTTGGGATAGTGACTGCTTTTTTTCCCATCAATGTATATTGAGCCAGAATTGCCGATCGGCCTGCGTCCTGTTCAATAACTCCGTCATCATGGCGTGATGCTGGATATTCATAAATGACAAATCCAGTGGTATCAATGTTTAATCGTGCTTGTACTCCCATGACCTATGCCCCCATTGCAGACAAACGCTGCTTTTTGCTGTCAAAATTAGACTGGGAATCAGCATTGGCGTCCGGTAGAGTTTCATCACCTTCTTCCCCTCCTGCTTCTTCGCCATTGGCCTGCTCGGTGTTCATGTCGTGCAATGCCACGAAATCCGCAAGACCCTCAACATCACCGGCCTCCGCCTTCGCGCTGACTCGTTTTTTAACTGATTCCGGATAACTGTCACTTGACAAAATCGGAATTGCCGCGGTAAACGCCGCTTTCATTGTCTCTTTCCCAGCCGCTTCCCCTTCTGCTCTTGCTTCATTTTTTGCATTAATAATCAATGCATCATGTTCGGCCTTTGCTTCGGGATTCGCGGCCAAAAGTTCTTTCAAATTCATAATAATGGCCTCCTGTGGGGGTTTTCCCGCTGAAGCGGGGGATTTATTTTGGTCGGCACTATTTGCCGATTCAAAACCAATTTCATCATGATAGGCTACAGCCCGTTCAAAATCTTCACTAATATTAATGCTGCTTGATTTCATTTGAGCAGCACACTCTTTTATTTCAGCTTGAGCCAAAGCAACAGCGGTATCTTTATCATTATCATCACCACTCTTCGCCTCAACCATTTTATCTGCAAATCCGTCATCAACGATTTCATCACCATAAAAAAATGACTCATCGTCCATCAGTCCTTGAACCTCAGCAATAGATTTCCCTGTTTTCGCAACATATGCTTTGGCCAGAACATCACGAAGAGATTCTAAGTGTTTTGCAACCTTCGCTGCTTCCCTGAAATCACCAAAAGAGAATCCAGACACATTATGTATCATAAAAACGGCATTATCTTCAGCAATTACTTCATCGGCCATCATCGGAATATAACTAGACATTGATGCAGCAAGACCAGTTATTTTGGCAACAATTTTACCTGAGTAATTCTTGACCATATTTGCCATTTCCAAACCAGGGAAAACGAATCCGCCACCTGATGAAAATTCAAGATCAATTTCGCCACCATTAGCCGATAACAACTCTTTTTCTAAGAATTGAGGTGTGGCATTTTCGCTGATACCAATAAAACCGCGTATAATTATTTTTTTAGCCATTATTGAACCTCAAAAAAGTCAACTTTTACACCGACAACAGCATCAGATACCGTATCGCTGTTTGTAAATCTTACGAGTAGTTTTTTTGAAAAATCTACATTAGCCACCAAGGAATCACCACCAGTACCGGCCTGAACTGTGGCACCCTGCCCATCACTTGGAATTAAATATTCAATCGGTGGGGTCCCAGGAAGAATAACATTAGTTGGATCTAGTCTTGCTATGGCCACTGGTGGTGTCCCAATAACAAGATTACGATTAAACATAGACACTAGCGTTCCGTCATTATTAGCCGTTACCCCTGAATAAATATCAACCAATATCGGCCCAGCAATAGCCTCAAAAGCAATTGGTAATACCACCCATGCTTTGCCTGTAAATGCTGTTGGGTCCAATACTATGTCAATTGATGTGCTTTTAGCAATGGCAAAACGCTTTCTCATGGAAAACGCAATACCCTCCATAACTTTTGCATTAGAAAGAGTCATGAATGGTATTGCACCAAATTGATTTATCGGTGAACCTGCACCAATCATATATTAACCCTCATACTCATGTATTCCGAAATAGAAATCAAACAGGCTACCACTACTACCAATGCATGCACATCTAGCCCATACCTTTGATCCCGCATCAGCTCGCCTAGACATAATATCAGAAATACCGGAATCGTTATTGTTTGTTGCAGAAATATACGGTGCCTCTGTAAATTCTTCAGCCGCAATTTTTGCCGCAATTTCCGAAGACTCACCTACCACAAATTGGACAATAAAAGGGTTTGTTGAATTTGTATCAATCACCATGAATCTATGACCATCAATTTTCACATTACCGGCAATTACCGGGGTATCGTCAGAACCTAAGATTTGCACCCATGCGCCAAAATCATCAACACCAGCAACTAATTGAAATGGGGCGATACCACCGGCCATACGATCAGCAACGTGTGTTTCGCCAGAAGGGACACCAGCCAGGCCAAACCATTTCTCTTGATTGTGTAAATGACGCTCAATTTCATGGACACGATAAGCTAGACTATCAGGAGTACCAAGCAAACCATCAGTTGCAGCATTGTCAAGCTTGCTTGTGCCGGTCGGGTCATTGCCGATCATGTGTCCACCCTCACTTTCCTATCTGCGCCCTTGCTGTAAATATATACGTCAATGCCAGCGGATGCCTGGATAGTGTCTACCGGAGTAATTAAATCTACACCTTCTAGTAAATTTGTAGGGGCCGTATCTCCGGTCAACCTATATGTTTGAAAGCATTTCCCGACTGTGAGTTGATAAATAGCCCCTGTAGCTACATTAGTTGCAACTTTTGTCCAAGTGTCTTTTGTGCATGTAATTATAGCTGGATTAGGCATTATAAATCTCCTTTATTTTTCATTGTCGTCTTGTTCAGTTGATTCGTTTGGATCACTGATAAACCCTGGAGGCTTGTAATCATCATAAACCCTGTTGTTAATGGCTATATTATCAGTGGCACTCATATTGCTATGTTGCTGTGCTTCACGTTCAATATTTGTTGCACCTGTTTCAATATTATCTCGTCTTGCTTTAGCTAATTTACCGGGGTCAATATCTGGAACCGGAGCCCCGCGCCAAGTTTTCTTTAACCATGCCGCACGCAATCTAGGATCGGACCAACCAGGAGCAGAAATTCTACCACCCGCAATTTCACCAGACATCCACATTTCATAAATTGGATTAAGATAATCAGCCCCCATATCTTCCCGTTCAATTTCAACAATGCGCTGAAACAAGAGAAGGGTTGCGCGGCTGGCAGAAAAGCTATTACCAAATTTCATGTGAACTACTTCCAGCGGTGTTCCTGAACAAGCCGAAAGAGAAGTTAAAAAAGCATCTTGAAATCTATCGTATGTTGTTGATGGCGCATTCGGGTTGGCCAGAGTTATATCTGCACCCTTGGTCAATGACTGCAAGAATGTGCTGCCAGGGTTGCCAAAAGTAGATTCAGGCATGTCGTAGCATTCAAACCCATTAAGCGGAATGCTATCTGTTGCTTCGTCAGAATCATTACTGAAATTATTGGCAGCTGGCCCAGCCCCATGTGTTGTCAAATTCTCATCAAAAACAGGTACGGTGTCCTCATCGTCAGATGGTTTCACCCAACCGACAATCTGGGCCTGATTAATAGCTTGCTTTATATGTGCTGCTGAAAAATCGGTAAAATTCTCCAGTTCCTGAATAATCGGAGCCAGTTTAGTAAAACCTCGACCCTGCCCGGCATATTCCGGACGGAAACCATGCAACATGAATATACGGCCTGACTTTGGGCCTTTTTTCTGGATTGTTACTTCTTTATATCTGCCATTTTCGTCTTTTACTTGTATTTTGTAGGCAGTTTCGCGGCCTCGACTATCTCTGACTATACCGTCATTAGTGTATTGAATACCATAACTTACGGTGACACTGCATCCCTTAACCTGGTCGGGATCAACAAATTCAAATTGTAATGGATTCTGCAAAGAACGATCAGGACTATAATACAACCGAATAAAAATGTCGTTGTCGCGTTCTTTAAAATATGAGTATAGCCATTGCGACTGATAAAATGTCATCGTTTCGGCACGATGTTGTTTTTTGTCACCAGCAAACAAATGAAACCGGCTAGATACATCTTTCGCCCATTCTGCCAAAGCTTCTTGGGTTAGACCAAGAACAGAAGCGTCTGGCGTTGGCTCAAGTTTCATACCTGTATAAGCTATGGCATCGACTTTACGCTCAACAATAGCCCGGCCCTGTGGCGATTCCTGCATGGCCACACGCGCGCCTTGCCGTAAGGAATGATGATTTAAAAATAAAGATGATCCTGGAGATGATAGAGAATAAGGCCACTTGCCCCCGGCAGACCGTGAGCTGTCAAAATACCCACGCCCACCTGTGCTACCTATTCCGCCTGGGTAATTTGCTTGATGTTGTGATTTAGGCCGGAAAGATTCACCGACTTTTTCCATCACTATGTCAGTAGCTAAATTATTAAGCACTCTCATTCACTTTGAGTTTTAATAATTCTTTGGCAAGATCGCCATTAATACGACTAGAGATACGATTATAAAAAGTCTCTTCGTCAAGTTGTCTAGTGTCAGACCAAATAACTACGCCAAGAAACTTTAGTTGCCTAGAATAAATAGGTGGTAATAGTTTTTCGGGGGATGGTATCTTTTCAGTTTTTTCCCCATTAGATTCAGACATAATATCTACCCCTACGTCGTCTCAAATTCATATTTACATTTGATGTGCCGTTCAATTTGCGCTCAAGCCTTCCCTTTGTGGATTGCAATGCTTCGATTTCTTCTCTGATTTGTTTGGGGGATCGGCGTTCAGTTCGTTGACTTCCTTCGCCGGAATCAAAACGATATTCAACAATTTCTGAATTTGTTAATGCAGAAAGATATGCCGCTTCAGCGACTGCTATTAATTCGTCAAGTTTAACAATTTCCGCTTTAATTTCGGTTACTCGTGTAGGAGACAGGCATCCCATTCTAATTACCGAACGCAAAAAAGCCCAGAAGATACGCGAAGCGCAGCAACCGGGCTTTGTTCAATCTGTTGTATGTCACATCACATACTGGGCGCATTTTCCACCAAAGTTAGAAACTTTATGCAAATAAGAATAAACCATACATCGTTAATATAAAAAAATCAACTATTTATTTTTAAATCAAGTTTATTGAGAAAATATTTTTTATCATGCTTGTCAATATCCAAGTCAGAGTAACCGGCTTTCCTCGCATTATCTTGCATCTTCCTGACTGCAGATTCAAGCCAGACATCAGCAGCACACATATTATAAACACGCACATCAAGAGCTTCCACCGGTCTACCAGAATTATAAAAAGAACCGTTTGGCCTTAATTCTTCCCCGGTAAGCATAGAAAAATAATAATCAGCCCTATCACTCGGAAACTCGCAAAATGCCGGTGCCTGTGTTTCTGCCAGTCCATCACGCTCAATTTTCAAACGAGAGTATAAAGTTTTCTTATAAAAATTGGTTGAAATCTGAATATATTCCGCTCCGCCCTTACTCTTTTTAGCTATACGATACCGGTCAAAGTTTCGTTGTGTTTCCTCGTCAATGCCGGGGTCTTTTTTCTTTTTCAACCAATCGTAATTTATAACCGGATAAGTATTCGGTCCAAATCTATCACAAAAATCAAAAACAGATGATTGTGTTTCACCATCAGAAGCATCTACAAAAACCATTTGTGGCATAAACAAAACACCATCATCACGGTAATAATTCATTCCCTCATGTTCTGCAGCCCATTGATAAAACTCCTCGAATGCTCCAACATGGGCATTATGTGTGGTGTGTCCATAGAAAACCTTGTAATCAACTGACCAAGACCGGTACGACAAACCTATTCCAAAAACTTCAATCTCTATCCTTGGTAATTTGCTTTTCCATAAGTTTTTATCCTCTGATTTCATTCTGGCAATCTCTGCCGTCAATTCTTCGGGGCTCATGTCCTGATATATCTTAGATCCACGCTGAACATCCGCGGCTAAAGTGAGATAAATTGTGCCGTTTGGTACGGTGCCGTCTTTATAATTTCCCCGCAAAGAAATAACTTTGTTGATATCTGGCCTTGAGCCTTCTTCCTTGTAAGGCATGCCAAGATATAAGTTGACAAATGAAGGCATCTGGTCAGGGTCATCCAAGGCATCAAGGTATTTTTGGTATATTCCAGTCCATGACATCATGCCGACAGGTGAGTAAAGAGTAGAAATGTGGTAGCTGCGGTGGTTTTTGCTGCGTGCAGTTGCAGTCGGCCGCCAGATACCTTTGACAAGCATCTTGGTTTTATGATGATTCAATATTTTATATTGGCAATGCTCGCACTCATAGTAAACATGATCTAAAATATCATTGATATATTCAGGCCGCAGTTGTTTAAATTCGAGAACCTGTTCAGCGCCGCACTCCGGGCAAGGCACATTGAATCTTCTTTGATCGCCCGCAAGATATTGCTTATTTATTACAGATTTTTCTATTGTTGATGGTGTGGAAAACTCCATCTTTTTCCCACGACTGCCATAAGCGGCTATACGCCCAGAAAGGACAGACAGGGCTGAACCTTCACCGGTTGTCAGCTTGGGGGGGGCCCCGTCAATCTCATCAACGATCAATATCCGTTTTGATTCAGAACGTAACCCGGCCGGAGACTGCAGACTGGTCATTGAAAGAGATCCACCTGGATATTCTTTCGAATACATCTTGTCGCCGGTCTTGCGTGATTTAGTATTCTCAACCTGGGCAGCTATTTTGTGACGGTACCCACAAGAATCTATTAGAGGCTCAAGCCGTTTCGTCCATTTTTCAAGCAGGGCGTCTGTGGCCGAACAATAAAGAATTTCCTGGGGGAAAGCGTCCATGAAATAGGCAATAGGATTCTCAGCACAGTTTGCTGTTGCACCAATCTGGACACCTTTCATCACTGAAGTGCAATCAACTCCTGAGTAAGGAGACATGCAATCCATAATTTCCACAAAGTATGGGGTGTAATAAACATCAATTGGACCAGGCATGGGGGAACCTGGCGGCAGCACCCGGCGGTGGTTGATATACTCTGATATTAATTCAGGCGGTGGATCAGTCGGCTTTTCATCGTTGCAATTTATGAGAAATTCAATATCAGAACTCATATTTTTTCAACTTCAATCTTTTTAAGATGGTCGTTTAAAATCCGTTTTATATGCCGTAAAGCCTTCGTGATTTCATTGTTTAATAACTTCCGCACAGCAACAGCATTTTCAGAGTCATCATGCTCACCAAATAATCCACATATCGAAGGGGTCAATTTATCCTCCATGGATTTTAATTCATTGTTGTCTACCGTGTAAAGTTTGTGGAAAATTGAACGGACAAGTGTTCTGGATATCAGCTTCCCCCTGGACTCTTCCCGTTTCAGCCTGGCAGACAATGCTTGTTCGTATGCTTTAAGCTTATCAATATCAGATTTAGTGAGAAGGAACAGGTTTGTTTCGTTGATATCGTCAAGGCTGTTTATGACCGGCCTGTCTGGAGATGATGAAGGTGGCGGTGGAAGCGGGTTATCAGATTTAGTACCTGGTGTACTGCGGACATCATTCTTGCCGCCACAATTGTGCTCTTCCCGGTTTATGTAATCAACATTCACAGGATCAGTAATATCAATCCTGGCTGAACGGCCATCACCAATAAGATTGACCACGCCAAGTTTTATGGCCTTGGCTATGCCAGGTTTACTAACCCCACAAAGCCGCGCCATCTCTGCCCTAGTGACTAATTTCATAATATTAGGTTTACTTTATTTTTTTACCCGTGTAAACCACGAATAAACCCTAACAAATAGACTCGCATTTCATATCTATCGGCCTGTGCGATCTGTAG